CTACTGCTGCGCCCAGATGATCCGGTGCATCCAGGCGAGCTCGGCCAGGTCGAAACTGTAATTCGGATGGGCCGGGTTCAGGCTGGCGAGTTCCACGCGGCGGGCCGACTGGCGCAGCAGTTCCTTGGCCATCACCTCCCCCTGCCTTGTGCGGACCACCACGCGGTCGCCGCGACGCACCGGGGCGCCGGGGGAGACGATGACCACATCGCCGTCGCGGAAGACCGGCTCCATGCTCTCGCCGCTGATCTCAAGGGCGTAGGCATTCGGGTCCGGCACGTCGGGCACCGAGATCTCGTCCCAGCCGCCGCCCACCGGGTAGCCGCCATCGTCGAAGAAGCCATCGCTGCCGGCCTGGGCCAGGCCGATCAGCGGGATGCGCCGGGCAATGGCGGCACGGCCGCCGCGGGACAGAGCGGGCGCGCCGGTGACGAGGGAGGCAAAGGCCTCAAACCCCGTACCGGTGGCGCTCAGCACCTTGGCGACGCTTTCGGTGGAAGGCCAGCGCGCGCGCCCATCCACCCCGGTCCGCTTGGAGGGGTTGAAGGCGGTGGCATCGAGCCCGGCCCGGCGGGCGAGTCCCGAAGCCGACAGGCCGTGTTCGGCGGCGAGCGCGTCGATCGCTCGCCAGATATCCTCATGCCGCATGGCCAAGGCAATCCTTGATAAGGAGGGCGGCGAGGGAGGCGCCGCGTCCTGGGTGGGACATCCTAGGTTTCGAGTCGGGAAGCAATAGGAACGATATCCTTGCAACCCCGAGTGGAACTGGTTAAGAGGGGTTTGTTCCTGTTCTGTTCAGGACCAACCCCGCAGAGGACCCATCGCTCCATGTCCATTGCCCCCTGCCGTGCCCCGGTTCTTGCCAGCATGGACCGCGCACAACCCTTCGCCTCCGCCGAGGATGCCTGGTTCTGGACCATGGCCGCGCTCACCGCCCGGCGGGACGGCGCGCGCCTTGGCGCCGGCCGCGGCCAGGTGGTGCGGCCCTGTGAGCCGGATGATGTCGTGAAATGCCTCGACCGGCTGTACCGCCAGCGCCGCATTGATCTGGCCCATGCCCGCATCATGCGTATCTGGGGCGAGCGGCATGAATCCCCAAGCCCGCGAATCCCGCAGGAAGCCGGCGACCTGCGCCTGTGGCAGGAGGCGATGGAGCGGCTGGACTTTCCGCTGCGCGCCAAGGGTATTGTCGGCGGCCCGCCGCGCGGGATGCAGCCGGCGGAGCTGGCGCCCTTCCAGGGACGGCTTTCGTGACCGGGGCGGCCGAATCGCTGTCCACCCGCCGCCTGGCACATCGCCGGGCTGCGGATGAAGCGGGCCAGGCCGTGTGGATTGCCTTCGGCGGCGCGGCGGACCAGCCCTGGCTGCACCTGCTGCGCCCGGGCTTCCGCCACTGCTTCGCGGCGCTGGGCGACGACGCCGGCTGGACGGTGCTGGAGCCGATCTCCGGCCGGCTGCTGGTGGCTCGCCTGCCGGTGCCGGGCGGCTTCGACCTGCCGGGCTTCTACCGCCGTGCCGGGCTGCGGGTGCTGGGCCCCTTCACGCCGGGCGGGGCCACGCCGCAGCGTCTGCCGCCGTTTTCTCCCTTCACCTGCGTCACCTTGTGCCGGGCCTTGCTGGGCCAGGGGGCGCCGGCGGCCTGGACGCCGTTCCAGCTGTTCCGGGCGCTGGGCGGCGTCATCAAGGAAAATATTCAGGATAAATAGGAATAAATATTGACGCCGGCGCAAGCCCGGTCTATCAAACCCCTGCCACGGGACGAGCTGCGTCCCACGGCACCCTCCTCTCCCGGTCCCCCAAACTCAGACCCGTCCGGCTCCGCCGGGCGGGTTCTTTTTTGGCCTGGCCGCAGGGGCAACCCCGATCCGAAGGATGCGCGCATGGGTGGCCTGTTCCAGGCGCCGAAGCCGGTCGTGACCGCGACGCAAACCAACACCGCGGTCCAGGCCGCCAGCGAGAAAGCCGCCGCCGCCGAAGCCACGGCCGATGAGGCCGCCGCCCAGGCCCGCCAACGCGCGCTGGACCGCGCCCGCCGCGGCCTGGCCGGCACCATCGCCACCTCCGCCCGCGGCGTGCTGGCGCCCGCGCCCGGCACCGCCGTGCGCAAGAACCTGCTGGGCGAGTGAGGGCCATGATGACACCCGAACAGATCCTGGCCCGCCACGCCCGCGCCGCCGCACGGCGCCGGCCGCTGGAGGGGCGGTGGCAGGATTGCTACGACCACGCCCTGCCGGCCGCCCAGGCCGCGCCGTTGTTCGATGCGACGGCGGCCGATGCGACGGAACAGCTTGCCGCCTCCCTGCTCGCGGAGCTGGCGCCGCCCTGGTCGCGCTGGTTCGGCCTGGCGCCGTCCCGCCGCGTGGCGGAAGGCCCCGCGGCGCAGGATGTGGCGCGTGTGCTGGAAGATGCGGCGGAGACGCTGCAGGGGCATCTCGACCGGTCCAACTTCGGTCTGGAACTGCACCAGGCCTTCCTGGAACTGGTGGTGACCGGGACCGCCGTGCTGCTGGTGGAGGAAGCGCCACCCGGCGAGACCTCCGCCCTGCGTTTCACCGCGGTGCCGCTGCGGGAGACGGTGCTGGAGGAAGGCCCCTCCGGCCGGCTGGATACGGTGTTCCGCGCCATCCGCCTGACGCCCGCCGAGATCCGCGCCCGCTGGCCCGGCGCAAGGCTGGCGCTGGCGAAGCAGGACGGCAACGACGAACCGCCGCAGCTGCGCGTGGTGGAAGCGGTGTGGCCGGATGCCCGCGCCGGCCACCACTTCGCCGTGGTGCTGGATGGCGGGGAGGGTGCGCCGGAATTGCTGGCGGAGGGGCGCTTCGCGGAGAACCCCTTCATCGCCTTCCGCTGGCTGAAGGTGCCCGGCGAGACCTATGGCCGCGGCCCCGTCGCCAAGGCGCTGCCGGATATCCGCACCGCCAACAAGGTGGTGGAGCTGATCCTGAAGAACGCCTCCATCGCCGCCACCGGCATCTGGCAGGCGGAGGATGACGGCGTGCTGAACCCGGCCACGGTGCGGCTGGTGCCCGGCGCCATCATCCCGAAGGCGCAGGGCTCCGCGGGCCTGACGCCGTTGGCGGCGCCCGGCAATTTCGATGTCTCGCAGCTGATCCTGAACGATCTGCGGGCGCGCATCCGCGGCGCGCTGCTTGCCGACCGGATCGCCGCTTCCGACAAGGCCGGCATGACGGCGACGGAGGTGACGGAACGCAGCGCCATCTCCATCCGGCTGCTCGGCGCCATCTACGGCCGGTTGCAGGCGGAGCTGCTGTCGCCGCTGGTGGCGCGCTGCCTGTCCGTGCTGCGCCGGCGTGGCGAGGTGCCGGCGCTGCTGGCCGATGGGCAGGAGGCGCGGCTGGTCTACAGCTCGCCGCTCGCCCGGGTGCAGGCGCGTGCCGATGCCTCCGACACGCTGCTGTTCCTGCAAGCCGCCGCGGGGCTGGGTGCGGAGGCGGCCGCGGTGCTCGACGCACCGGCCGCCGCGCGCTGGCTGGCCCGCACCCTTGGCGCGCCACCGGAGATCATCCGGCCCGTAACCCCACAGAACCAGGAGTGAGCCCCGGCATGTCCGACAACCTTCTCGACGCCGCGACCGAGACCGCCAGCACCGGTACCGCACAGCGCGGCGCCCGACCTGCCGAGATCCCCGAGAAATTCTGGGACGACGCGAAGGGCGCGCTGCGCGTGGATGCGCTGCTGAAATCCTACATCGAGCTGGAGCGCCGCCTGTCCCAGCGCTTCGCGCCGCCGGCGGATGACGCGCCGGAGGAAGACCGCCTGCGCTGGCGCCGTGCGCTGGGTATCCCGGACAGCGCGGATGACTACCAGGTGACGCCGCCGAACGAGCTGCTGACGCCGGATTCCGCCGTGAACCAGCGCCTGCACGAGGCGGGCTTCAATCCGCGCCAGGTGCAGCTTGTCTATGACCTGGCCGCCGAGCGCCTGCTGCCGCTGATCGCGGAAGCCGCGGCGGAATTCGAGGCGGGCCGGCAGGTGGAGAAGCTGCGCGCGCATTTCGGCGGCGAGGATCGCTTCCGCCGCATCGCCGGCCAGCTTTCCGCCTGGGGTCGCGCGCATCTGCCGGAGGCGGTGTTCACCGCGCTGTCCTCCACCGCCGATGGCGTGGTGGCGCTGCACCGGATGATGGAGGGCAAGGAGCCGTCCCTGTCCCGCGAGGCGCAGGCCGAGGCCGGGCCGGATGAGGCCGAGCTGCGGAAGATGATGCGCGACCCGCGCTACTGGCGCACGCGGGAGCCGGATTTCGTCAAGCGCGTGACGGACGGCTTCCGGCGCCTGGTCGGCGAATAGCGCGCCCCCCTTTCCCGCAGGCAACCCGCCACCGGCGGGCTGCGGGCTTCTGCCGTGGCGCTGGCCCATCCGGGGCAACCACCATCGCGGCCGCTTCGCAAAAACCCAGTTCCTGACAAGGAAATCGCATGTCCGCTTCCACCCAGATCGACGCCGTCTTCACCCGCCAGTTCCAGGCCGAGGTGCATGAGGCCTATCAGCGCCAGGGCAGCAAGCTGCGCACCACCGTGCGGTCCAAGACTGGCGTGACCGGCACCAGCACCTTCTTCCCGAAGGTCGGCAAGGGCATTGCCGCGGCGAAGACGCGCCATGGCTCCGTGCCTGTGATGAACCTGGATCACGCACAGGTCGAATGCGTGCTGCAGGACTACTATGCCGGCGATTGGATCGACCGGCTGGACGAGCTCAAGACCAATGTGGATGAGCGCACCGTCGTGGCCAATGCCGGCGCCTATGCGCTGGGCCGCAAGACGGATGAGCTGATCATCGCAGCCCTCGATGCCTCGACGCGCGACGCCGTGGGTACCGCTTCGGGCACGACCGATACCGATGGCCTGACCAAGGCGAAGGTGCTGCTGGCCTTCGAGATGATGGGCGCGGCCGAGGTGCCGGATGATGGCGACCGCTACGCCGTGGTCGGCTGGAAGCAGTGGTCGCAGCTGCTGGCGATCGATGAGTTCTCCTCCTCCGAATATATCGGGGAGGATGCGCTGCCGTGGAAGGGCAGCCAGGCGAAGCGCTGGCTGGGCGCGATGTGGATGCCGCATTCGGGGCTGACGCTCTCGGGCGGCCTGCGCCACTGCTACTTCTACCACCGTACCGCCATCGGCCATGCCGCGGCGGCGGAGGTCGCGACGGACATCACCTGGCATGGCGACCGCGCGGCACATTTCGTCTCCAACATGATGAGCCAGGGGGCGGCGCTGGTGGATAATTTTGGTGTCGTGCGCATGCGCGCGGCGGAATAGTCGTGCGGATGCGCGCGGCGGAATAGCCCTGCGCATGCGCGCGGCGGAATAGCCGGCTGGCCCTCTCCCCGTGGCCGGGGAGAGGGCACCACCAATCACACATACCGGATCGGAAAACGCACATGGCCCTGACCGCTGTCGCGCTCTGCTCGCGCGCCCTGCTGCGACTTGGCGCGCAGCCCGTCGCCTCGCTCGATGAAGGCACCGCGGAAGCGGAAGTCGCCGCCAATCTCTATGCGCCGACGCGCGATGCGCTGCTGTCTGCCCATCCCTGGTCCTTCGCCACTGGCCAGACCGGCCTGCCGCGGCTTTCGGCGGCGCCGCCGGCCGACATGGCACACGCCTTCCAGTTGCCCACCGGCTTCCTGCGTGCGCTGTCCGCCGGCAGTGGCGGGCGCGGCGGCGGCATGCCGTACCGGCTGCATGAGGACAAGTTGCAGGCGGATGCCACCAGCGTGACGTTGACCTACATCTTCCGCCCGGATGAAAGCGCCTTCCCGCCCTTCTTCGCGCAGGCGCTGGTCGCGCGCCTGGCGGCGGAGTTCTGCCTGCCGCTGACCGACAGCGCATCCCGCGCCGAGATGCTGTTCCGCCTGGCGGAAGGCGAGATGCGCAGCGCGCGGCTGATCGACAGCCAGCAGGACACGCCGCGCGCGATCGAGCATTTCCCGCTGATCGACGTGAGGGGCTGAGCCGATGAGCATTGCCACGCGCCGCATCAAATCCTCCTTCACCGCGGGCGAACTCGCGCCTGAATTGTATGGCCGCGCGGATCTGCGGGCCTTCGAGAATGGCGCGCGGCAACTGCGGAACGTCGTCATCCAGCCGACGGGCGGTGTCGCCCGCCGGCCGGGGCTGGTGCATGTCGCAACCCTGCCGGGCCTGTCGCGGCTGGTGCCCTTCGAATTCAATACGGAACAGACCTACCTGCTGGTGCTCAGCGAAGGGCGGCTGCAGGTGTTCCTGGGCGATGCCGAGATGGCGAGTATTCCCGCACCCTGGTCCACCGCGATGCTGCCGCAACTGTCCTTCACGCAAAGTGCCGATACGCTGCTGCTGTTCCATCCGGAGATGCCGCCGCAGCGATTGACGCGCAGCAGCCACATCGCCTGGACCATTACGCCCTTCGTCTTCGTGCGAGAGGCGTTTCACAACTTCACGCCCGGCGTGGCGGTTGCCGCTTCCGGCACGACGGGCACCGTGGCGCTGACCTGTTCCGCGCCGCTGTTCAGCAGCGGCCATATCACCAGCCGCTTCCGCCTGAAGGGCAAGCGCGTGGTGATCACCGCGGTCCAGGGGCCGCAGAACGCGACCGCGATCGTCCAGGATCCGCTGGAGGATACGCTGGCGACGCAGGACTGGCAGGAAACCGCCTTCAGCGGCGTGCGCGGCTGGCCGGTCTGCGCCTGCTTCCACCAGGACCGGCTGGTGCTGGGCGGGTCGCGGGATGCGCCGAACCGGCTGTGGCTGTCGCGCACCGGCGATCTCGGCGATTTCGATGGCGGCACGGGCCTGGATGACGAGGCGATCGAGTTTGCGCTGGTCTCCGACCAGGTGAATGCGATCCGCGCGGTGTTCTCCGGCCGCCACTTGCAGGTGTTCACCTCTGGTGCCGAATGGATGGTGACGGGCGATCCGCTGACGCCGTCCTCCATCCAGCTGAACCGGCAGACGCGCATCGGCACGGCGGTGGATCGCCAGGTGCCGCCGGTGGATGTGGATGGCGCGACGCTGTTCGTCGCGCGATCCGGCCGCGGCGTGCATGAATTCGCCTATACCGACGTGGCCGATGCCTACCAGGCGAACGACCTGGCGCTGGTGGCGCGGCATCTGGTGCGCGACCCGGTCTCCATGGCCTACGACCAGACGGCGCGGCTGCTGCATGTGGTGATGGCCGATGGCAGCATCGCCACGCTGACGCTGTATCGCGCGGAACAGGTCACCGCCTGGACGCGGCAGGACACGCAGGGTGCCTTCCACGCGGTGGCGGAAACCGAAGGCCGCGTCTTCGCATTGGTGGAACGCTTCGGCAGTTTCCGGCTGGAGCGGTTCGACAATGCGGCGGGGCTGGACGCCGCCTTGTCCGGCGCCAGCAGCACCGCGCAGGACCGCTGGAGCGGCCTGGCGCATCTGGATGCGCGGGAGGTTGGCGTGCTGGCCGATGGTGCGCCGCGGGCGGCGGAGGTCGTGCTGGATGGCGCCATCACGCTGGATCCCCCGGCCAATACCGTGCAGGCGGGGCTGCCCTTCCGCCATGTGATCGAACCGCTGCCGCCGGCGCTCGGCACCGCCACCGGCTCCGCCGCCGCACCGCTGCGCCTGGTCTCCGCCACCTTCCGCCTGCTGGCGACGCCGGCGCTGGAGGTGGATCTCGGCCGTGGCGTGCAGCCGGTGCCATTTCGCCGGCTGGATACGGCGCTGCTGGATGCGGCGCCGGCGCCCTTCACCGGCGACATCGCGCTGCGGGCGCTCGGTTGGCGGCGCGATGCGATGGCGCCGCTGTGGCGAATCGAGGGGACAACACCGCTGCCGCTGACACTGCTTTCCGTCACCACCGATATGAGGATCTCGAACTGATGGCGCAACTCGCACCCATCGCGACCGCCATCGGCGCGGGCCGCCAATGCGAAGGCGCAGGCCAATGCGGCACGTGAACAGGAACGCGCCCGGGCCGAACAGGCGGCGCTGCAGCAATCCGCGGAGGCGCGGTCGCGGGAAGCCAGGCTGGCGGGCACGCTGGCCTCCACCCGTGCCCGGCTCGCGGCGGGCGGCATCTCCCCGGATGAAGGCTCCGCTGCTGCGCTGACTGCGGGCATCGAGCGTGATGCCGCGGCGGCGCAGGCCGATAGCGACCAGATCTTCGCCGCCCGGCCTTCCGCGGGCCGGCGCAGCCTGCTGAACACGGACGGGTCGCTGGCCAGCTTTCTGCGGGCCGGCAGCACCTTCGGCAGCTCGCTGCGCAACCTGCTCGATTGAAGCACGAATCCCACAGCATCGGAGCCCATGATGGCCGAGCATATCCGCATCGGCGACGTCGCGCCGCGCGTCCAGTATCTGGGCGACGGCAGCCGCGTT